CCAAAGAACAAGGGCGGCAGGCCCCCGAAGCCCGAAGCCGAACGCCTGGTGCAACGCTCAATCCGCTTGCCGCCTGACCTGTGGGCCAAGATCGACGCCCACGGCTTGGAGTGGTTGCGTGCGGTCATTCGTCGTGCTCGTCCACCAGCCGGCTAACAGATCGCTCAACCGGACCTTCGGCCGGTTAGCTCTGCGTTGGGCGTCTTGAGCGATTCTGCCTTCCTGTCAAGCGCCTCTACTGCTGCCACGGCCAATGCCGCCAATTGCACGTAACGATTTCTCGCTTTGTCGAGGCTCCCCATGCAAGCCATTCTTCTCGCCCAAGCGTTGTAGTCGGCGATCATTTCGTGCCAGTCGAGCGGGTTATATTGGTCATCGTTTGTCGCACCGCCCCATTTTGCATTTTGCCGCTCCCTCTCCGCTGCAACTTCGGCTATTACTTTGTCTGTAGTCATGCTCAGCATCCTTTCTCCGTAGTTACGATCCGCCCAACATTTCAATCAACCAGACCGCATAAATCGGCTTCTGGCTTCGTTTATTCCTGTGCGCTGCGGCTGGTTATTGCCGCGTTATGCCGCTTGCAGCGCTCGGCCAGATCAACCAGCCATTGCGCCAGCTCGGGCGGCGTGTGTTCATACTCGTGTTTCGCAATGCTTGGGCGGCAGGTGGCTTTGTCGCGGCCACTCCATAGACCAACGGTGTGCGTCGCCTCGCCCAGCACCAGCGGCAGCGGTGGCACTTCTGCGGGTTCGCAGCCCACCACATAAAGCCGGGTGCGCTTCTGCGCTCGATGGCCCCACCAATTTTGATCAATCACCAGCGTAAAGCCGCCAAACGCATCGCGCTGGCCAACGGCTGGCAGTCTCTGCGCCTCCCAAAGCGTAGTGCGGTGCGGGTGCTCCAGCACGCCGCCGAACTCGCGCACCAAGGCCACAGCAAGCCGGGCCAAGTTGCGATCGTCTGGTCGCGGCAGTGCGTGGTGCCGCAAGGTTGCCCAAGCCCTGCACGGCGGGTGCGCCACCACCGGGTGCGGGCCGTCGTAGGTGCGGGCATCGCGGGCCATGTCGTACACGTCGCACTGCGGCAGCGTTTTGTAGTGGCTGTCCTCGCGTGCAAAGAGCACGGCTACGGTCACTAGCTGCATAACTCCGGCGTTACAGATCATCACGCCACCCGGCTCCACCGCAGCCCATTGGCCGCCGCCTGGCGCTGGGGTTCTGCCGGTGCAGGGCCGGCAAGCGCCCGCTCGGCTGCAATGCGCCCCACCAGCAGGGTGCCATCGGGCCTGGTGCGGCTGACGGCCCAGGTCTTTGTGTCGCCGGCTTTCTTGTTGCGTTTGTGGCTTTCGGCGGACAGGCGGTCGCGCAGGCCGATGGGCAGTTCCACGCTCTGGCCGGCCTTGGTGAGGCGGGCGAACAGCGGGTCCCATTTGTTGAAGCCTTTGACGCCGGCTGCGGGCTGGTAGGCCACGTCTTCGTCGACCTGGAGCGCGGCGAAGTCGATGGCGGCCAGCTGGGCGTCCGTGGCCTTGGTCTTGGCCACGGTGGCGGCGATGGTGACGTCGGGCGTGGCGTAGGTGCCGCAGGCCGCGCCGGGCTTGTAGACGTAGTCGCCGTCGTCGTTGCGGTAGCGCGCCAGCAGGGCGGCTTCGACGGCGTCCTTGAGCAGGGTGTGGATGTTGCCCCGGGTGGCGTCGAACTTGTCGGTGATGTCGTCGAGCAGCAGCTCTTCGTCGGGGTTGTGCCGGAAGAAGCCGATGACCTGGCTGGCCAGGCTGCCGGCGCGCGGGGTGTAGGTGGGGGCGGTCATGCGTGAGCCCCGTGCGTGGCGATCAGGGGTTTGAATTCAACTGCGCGCAGGCCAAGCGCAATGCGGGCGCGGTCGCGGATCTCGGCGGTGGCGGCATGGCCCAGCTGTTCGGGGTTCAGCAGGTCTTCGGCCAGGCGCTGCAGGGCGCGCAGCTGCATGGGCGCGGCGTGGTGACGGCTGGGTATGGCCAACATGATGTTGCCCAGCTCGTTGCGGGCCAGGTGGCCAGCGGCTTCCAGCTTGACCAGGTGCTCATGTGCCGAGTTGGCGCTGGCCCAGCCGAAGGCGTGGGCAATGGTGGCCGCGGGCGGGAGCTGGTCGTTCATCACGACGAAGATGCGCACGTAGTCCAGCACCTGCTGCTGGATGCGGGTGAGGCCGCTGGCGGCAAGGGCGCTGCGGGCGTAGGGGGCCGGGTCGATGCTGCGTTCGAGCACGGCTGGGTCGGCGGGGATGGGATTGGTTTGCATGGTGTGTTGTGTGGATGGGTGCGGGGGCCTCACGCGCCGGCGCGGCTGCCCAGGCCGGCCCAGACGGTGCCGGCGGTGCGGGCGGGGTTGCGCCGGCGCATGCGGGCGATCAGCGCAGGGCTTACGCCGTGCACCTTGGCTTCTTTCTGGATGCCCAGCGGGCTGGCCAGGATGGCGGCGATCTGCGCGTCGGTGAGCTTGCCCACGCGGCCGCGCTGGGTGCGGGCGATCTTGGCGATGCGCACCTGGTTGCTGGCGCCGGTGTTGGCCCTGGTGCGCGCGGCCTGCAGGTGCTGGCCCGGGCTGCGGCGCACGGTGTGGGCTTCGGCCATGCAATGCGGATCGCCGCAGGTGGCCGACCAGTGGCCGGGCTCGCTGGTGCCGGCCTGCTCGGCCAGCGCGCGGGGGTCGCCGCGCAGGGCGGCAAACAGGCGGCGCACGCTTTGGCGCACGCCGGCGTGATGGATCGTGGGGCGCGTGACTTTCTTGCGCTGCGGCCCGACGCCTGGCCAGATGAGGCAGTCGCCTTCGTCGGCGCACAGGGCCGTGAGGCTGGCGAGGGTGTGGACTTTGGGGGTGCGTGGTTTGGGCATGGTGAGTGGCTCAGTCGTCCGGGTCGTGCGCGGCCAGGCGCTTGAGGTCGCGTTGGGCCAGCAGGTGGCGCGGTGACGCGGGCCGGGCGCCGAAGATGGCGTCCTGGCACCAGGGCTGGTAGCGGGCTTTGCGGGCGTCGCGCTGGCTGGCCTGGTATTCGCGGGTGCGGATGCCGTGGCACACGCCTCAATCAGGCGGCGGCGCAGATCCACGGCCATGGCCTGCTCGAACGTGACGCCTGGCCACTTGAACAGCGCAAACGCCTGGCGCCGGTGCGCGTCGGTGACTGGCGGGAGTTCAACGGTGGGCATGGCGATGCTCCTGGGTGCCGGCCAGGCTGGCGGAGATCCGGCCGGGGCAGTAGGTGTCGCTGCAGTCGGCGCGGTGATGGCACATTCCACCGCCGCAGGCTTTGGGCTTGTCGGCCTTGGGCGCGGCCTTGAGGTGGCCGGGCGTGGAGGCGCAGCCGTTGGCGCGCACGCGCGGGCGCGTCTGCACGGCGTGGTCGGCATGGCGGCGCAGGGTGGCGATCTGGCGCTCGATGTCGGCATCGCGGCGGGTTCGCCGCGGCAGCGCGGCCCAGATCAGCACGCCGATGGCCAGCAGCGCCAGCAGGGTGACAAACGCCAGCAGGATGGGCGGCAGGGTGGTGATTAGGGTGTTCATGGCTGGCGCGCCTTCCACGTTTCGCGCATGCGGCGCATCTGCTCGCCGGCGCAGCGGGCAATGAAGTTGTCCAGGCGCTTGAGCGCGGCCTGGCACAGGGCGTCAAGCTGGGCGGCGGTCATACGGCCACCTTTCGCGCCTTGGGCTTCGACGGCTTGCGCACGAGGTGCGCGGGCTTGCCGTGGTTGGCGCTGTGGGCTTTGCTGTACGCGCCGCTGTGCGGCGGCGTGACGACCTTGCTGCCGTTCCACACGCTGCCGGTGATGGGCAGCAGCTGGGTTTGCTGCTCGATCATGGCGTCGGCCTTGTCGCTCAGGCCGCGGATGGTGCCGTTGTGGGCGCGGAACCCGGCGGCGGGCGCGTCGATGTGCGAGCCGTAGACGTTGCGCCCGCGCGGCTTGTTGGAGTCGCGGAATGCGGCCCAGCTTTGTCCGTATCCCTTGCCGTGACCGGCGCGCTGGGCGCTGCGCCATTGGTTGTAATGCGACGTGCAGTTGACGTAATCGCGGGCGAAAACGCTGTCGACGCCCAGCGCCATGTCGATGCGCCAGCTGGTGAAGGCGTTGTTCTGGCTGCGCGGGGTGCCGTCGGGCCAGGTGGTGGCGGTGGCGCGTTTCACAGGGCGCCGCCTTTCTGTGCCACCACAACGGCCTGCCGGCCCGTGCGGTGATCGTGGCAGACCAGATCGCCGTCATCCGTCCAGCGATAACCCGCGCCGGCGCCGCGCAGCTTGATGCACAACTGCGCCGCGGCGCGCTCGCGCAGTTGTTCAGCGCGGGCGGCTTTTTGTGCGTCGGCGAGGGCGGTGGAGTGGTTCCATTCGGCGCTGTGGTCGTCCAGCACGGTGCCGGCCAACAAGACGGCGGCGATGCCGACGGCGGTGGCGCCGGTCAGGGCGATGTTGAGGGCGCGGTGGGCGGTCATGCGGCACCGCCTTGGCGCTCCACCTTGCCGTTGATGGCTGCAAGGTATCCGGCGTGATAAGCGCGTTGCTCAGACCAAATCCATGCGATGACATGGGCGTCGTGCTGCTGCTGTGGCCGACGGTTGACGGTGCCTTTGTTCCTTTTGCTGAATCGTCCTGCTGCCATTTCAATCTCCTGCGTGTTGGGATGATTGAAGTATTACCGCATACGGAAAGCGTGTCAACCGTTTTCGGTAAGTCGCGCGCAAAAAAAAGCGCCCCGAAGGGCGCCGGTGGTTTTTGCATGGTTAGAACAGCTTGGAAATCACCCAGGCGCCAAACATCAGGGCCGCTATGAATCCGATGCCGATCAGCAGGTTGCCCGTGTCGTTTTCCTGAGCTGGCTGCTGATGCTGCTCGGGCGCGGTGCGCTCGACCTGGCTGTGGCTGATGCCTGTGCCGGGAACCCCGATAGTGGTGCGCTTTTCGCCGTGGCCATAGGTGACGCGGGCGCCTGTCACGCCCAGGGATGTGCTGACGCCCTTGCGGCTGAGGTTGATGGTGACGCCGGGTATGACTTTGATGCGTTTCTGAAATCTCATGATTGGCCCTTTGTGTAGGGTGGCGGGGTGGGTTCATGCGCAACCAGCTCGCGGGCGGCGGCCAGCAGCTTGTCATACATCGCGGATTCGCCGTTTTTTGTGGCCCGCAACACCGGCGGGGCCGATGGGTCAAAGCCGGGCACCAGGAGCTGCCAGCCGGCCAGGCCGAATGTGCCGGCTATTTTGTCGATGATCTGCAGGCCCACGCTGGTGTCTTGTTCCTTGATGCGCCCGATGCTGGCCAACGACACGCCAGTGCGTTTGTGGAATTGGTTGATGTTTTCCTTGCCGTGCTCTTTGATCATGAGCGCGCGAACGGACGCCCACAACACCGCGCGGCTGTCGATGTGATCGGCCATAAGGCGCTCTCCATGAGTAGGCACGTATCGCTCTCCCTTGGTTTTGAGCGTACCGGAAAAGATTTTCCGTATGCGGTTGATTTTGTTTCCCGGAAACGGTAAGCTACGCGCCATGACTGATTCCATTCCATCCGCCACGGTCGTGCGCGAAAGCCTTGCGGGCTTGACCACGGGCCAGGTGCGGGCCATTGCTGACAAGGCGGGGGTGCCGTTTACCACGTTGTGGAAGATCAAGACGGGCGAGACCGCAAACCCCGGTATCGAAACGGTGCGCAGGTTTTATGGGCATGGAGGGCTGATTTTTGATGAAAAACAGCCACTCCCCAGCGCCGCACGGTCTTCCGCCGCTACTGAATCCGTAGCAAATTCGGGCGCCTGATCCGCCATGCGCGCCACCCCATTGCACACCCGCCGCCGCGACCTGGCCGCGTTTGTCTGCCGATTCACGACGGCGCAGCCCGCGGGTCACTCCTGCCAGCGGGTTGGGTTTGAGCGCGTGCCGGCGGCGGGTGTCGTTTCTTTCCACTGACCCACACTTCGGGGGTTTTGCACCATGCACATTGATTTCGAGCCGGGCAAGCTGGTCAACGAGGTGAAGACGCACCTGCCCGATGTGACGGATCTGGTCTTCAAGCGCAAGGCGACCGAGGCGGGCATGAACCCATCCGAGCTGCTGCGCGATCTGGTGTGTGAGTTTGTGCATGGTGCTCCCTATCTGGACTTGCTTCTGCAACATCGGCGCGATGCGCGCGAAACGCAAGCGAAATCGTCCGCCGAATCAAGGCCCAACGTGCGGCCCATTGCGGCCCTGAAGGCGGATGTGGTGCCTGGTGATGAGTTGCATCGGGCGTATCAGGCGCCGAATGGGGTGGCGTGATGCTGGGCTGGTCTGACCTGCGCGTGCAGCGCCTGGGGCGCCTGATGCTGGCCGCCTACGCGCGTGGCCAGCGCGACCGTGCCATCGCGTTCATGGGCCGCCAGCGCGATGTGATTGCCCAGCGCCCCGCTGCGCTGGTGCGTCGGCTTGAGTTGGCGCGTGGGCTGGCGTGAGGCAAGGGCGGCCAATGACGGCTTCACCTGGTCGGAACAGTACCGCCATGAGTGCGAGGTGCGCATGGTGGCTGCGATGATGCCGCGCGAGCGCCGCTTGGCCTACCTGGACGGCGTGCAGAAGGTGCGCGGCCAAGCGGCGCGTGATCGTTTGGAGCGCGATCTGGTCGACTTGTTGCGGGGTGCGGATTGAGCGCCGTTGCCTACGCCCCAATGGATCTGCGCACGGCAGAGGGCATGCTGTCGTTTGTGGCGGATTGCGAGGACCGCGAGATCTGGCTGGCGATGGGCATGGCGCTGAAGGCGGAATTCGGTGAGGCCGGGTTTGATGCCTGGGACCGCTGGAGCCAGGGCGGTGCCAATTACAACGCCAAGGCGTGCCGGGCCAGCTGGCGCGGCTTCAAGGCCCGAGCGGGTGGGGTTGGCATTGGCACGTTGATCAAGTTCGCCAAGGATGGCGGCTACCGTTTTGACAGTGACAGCCGCCCCGCCCCCGATGTGGCGGAGCTGGCGCGCCGCAAGGCAGAGCGCGCGGCGCGTGTGCAAGCTGAATTGAAAGACCGCGCCGCCTTGGCGCAATCCGCCGAGGCGAACGCCCTGAGCGCGTGGCGCACCGCGCTGCGCGTGGGCGGCAGCGCGTATGCGGTGCGCAAGGGCATCGATCAGCCGGAGTCGTGCCGGTTTTTGCCGCTGGATCAGGGCGGCGGGCTGGTGGTGCCCATGCTGCGCTACGACCTGCCGCGCGAGCACGCCTTGAAGGGTGTGCAGATCATCCGCGACGATGGCACCAAGAAGTTCACCTACGGCATGGAAAAACCCGGCACGGCCTGCCGCCTGGGCCTGCCGGTGGTGGGCGAGCCGGTGTTTGTGTGCGAGGGCTACGCCACGGGCATGAGCATCCGCATGGCGCTGGGCCGACGGTATCCCGTTTTTGTGGCGTTTGATGCCTACAACCTGCCGATCGTGGTGGAGTCGGTGCACCAGGCGCTGCCGGGCTGCCCGATCGTGATCTGCGCGGATGACGATCACGCCACCACGCTCAAGGGCCTGCCCAACAACGTGGGCCGCATCCAGGCGCAGATCGCCATGGATTCGGTGATGGAAGACACGCCGGAGCGCAAGGGCGCGCGCCTGGTGGTGCGCTGTTACCCGGTTTTCAAGCCGGCCACGGTGCGCGATGCGAAGGACACCGACTTCAACGACCTGCACCGCCTGGAAGGGCTGGCCGAGGTCACCACACAAATGGAGCTGACCCTGGACACCCTCCAGGAGCTGAAAAACCATGGCTGATCGCAACAACAACAGCGCCAAGGTCTACAACATGAGCCAGCCACCGAGCGATGACGATGCAGGCGCGCCGCCTGCCCCACCGGGGGGGAGGGGAGGGCCACCGGCCCGCCAGAAGCGCAAGAAGAAGGTGGACGCGGGCAAGCTGCAGACCTTGTTTCGCCGCTGGGCGTTTCAGTTCGCATCGCAGATCGTCTGGGACACGGAGACCCTGCAGCCTTACGCCCTGGCCGGCTTGCGCAACCAGTACGGCAACGACGAGGTGAAGCTGTGGATGACCTCTGAAAAGCGCCGCGATGTGCGCGCCGATCAGGTGGTGTTTGACCCGGCCGGCAAGTGCGGGCCCGAGTGCATCAACCTGTACGGCGGCCTGGACATGGTGCCGCTGCCGGGCAACTGCCAGCCGATCATCGAGCTCCTGTACCACCTGTGCGACAGCGATGAAGACGTGCGCGACTGGATTCTGGACTGGATCGCCTACCCGTTGCAAAACCCCGGCGCCAAGATGCCCACCAGCGTGATCATGCATGGCGATGAGGGCAGCGGGAAAAACCTGTTCTGGGAGATCGTGGGCGCCATCTACGGCCCCTATTCCAGCGTGGTGGGGCAGGACCAGCTGGAAAGCAAGTTCAATGACTACCTGAGCCGCAAGCTGTTCCTGATCGGTGACGAGGTGCTGTCGCGCCAGGAAATGCGCCACCTGAAGGGCAAGCTGAAGGCGATGATCAGCGGCAAGACGCTGCAGATCGAGACCAAGATGATGCCGGTGCGGGCAGAGGCCAACCATGTGAACATGGTGTTTCTGTCCAACGAGCTGCAGCCCAACGCGCTGGACGCATCCGACCGCCGCTATTGCGTGGTCTGGACGCCGCCCAAGCGCGAGCGCGACTACTACAAGGCCGTGGCCGCCTGCGCTGACAACGGTGGGCGTGAGGCGTTCTATGAGTACCTGCTCAAGCGCGACCTGGCCGCCTTTGATCCGCATGGCCCAGCGCCCACGACGGTGGCGAAGGCCGACCTGATCGACCTGGGCCGGCCCAACCCCGAGCGGTTTTTCATCGCTTGGCGCTCAGGATCGCTGCCCGTGCCCTTCCACAGCTGCAGCGCGGCGCAGGCATTCAGGCTCTACAAGAAGTGGGCGAGCATTGAGGGCGAGCGGTTCACCAGCGCGCAAAACTATTTCAGCCGGCAGGTGCTGCGCGAGGCGCGCGATGCTATCCGCGTCAAGCTGGCCAAGATCGGGGCGGCCGGGCAGGTTGTTCGGATGTGGCTTGTTACAGCCGCGCAGGACGGGTCTAGCACCCTACCCCCTGACGATGTGACGTTCGGGGCGTGGGCGGCCGATACGGTCGATTCTTTCGAGCAAAAGCTGAAGGGTTACATCGGCGATGTCTGATCTGGCACGACTCCAGGCCGATGCGGGCCCTGCGCCGGTAACGGCAGTAACGGCAGGTAACGGCATCAAAAAATGCCGTTACCTCAGTATTCATGCGGGTTGTAACGGCGTAACGGCAAAACCCCCCAAAAGCCCCATGTGTGCGCGTGTGTGCGCGTATGCGCAGGAAATCATCGTTACAGCCGTTACTCCGTTACCAGCCTTATTCCATGCGGGTTTCAAGGTAACGGATATAGAAAAACATCGTTACCGTGCCGTTACCGAGTGGCCATCATGAGGATCGTCGTCCAGCACAACATCGACTCGGTGATCGCCAACCTCACCGGGCAGCAGCGCCAGGTGGCCTACGCCACAGCGGTGGCCCTGACGCGCACCGCGGCGGCCATCAAGGACGCGCTGCCGGCCGAGCTGGAGCGGGTATTTGACCGGCCCACGCCATTCACCAAGCGCGGCATCTACCTGAAGGCGGCACGGCGCGACAGCCTGACCGCCGAGGTGGGGTTCATGACGCGCCAGGCCAGCTATCTGCGCATCCAGACCGAGGGCGGCGTGCGCCAGCCTACGGCACGCGGCATCAGGCTTCCGGGCAACATCGAGCTCAACGCCTTCGGCAACATCCCGCGGGGCCTGACTGACAAGCTCAAGGCAGCGGCCAAGGATGGCACGCTGGGCAATGCGGTGATGCGTCGGCTGGGTGTGGCGGCCAGGGATCGGCGCAAGGGCGCCGCACCGATTCAGTTGTTCTATGGCAAGCCTGCCGGGTCGCGCTGGGACAAGGCGCCGGTCGGCATCTATCGGCGCGTGCCAGGCAAACCCGGCAAGCTGATCCCGGTGATCGTGTTTGAAGACACGCCGGCCAAATACAAGAAGCGCCTGGACCTCGACCGCTTTGCCGCACCCATCGTGCAGCGCGAGTTCAATGCGCAATTCGATCGAGCCCTGCGCGATGCGCTGGCCACCGCAAGATGACAGCCAGGCCCCCCGTCAAAGGTACTTCCGCGCCACTCGCCAGCACGGGTCTTTCGCGCCGCGTGAATTCGCTAGTGGGCAATGTTGTCAATTGCTTGACAAAGGCCTTGACATGCTAACTACAGACCTATTTTCAGGATTTGACCCAGAAGAGGTCCGCCGTGCCTCGCGCCAAGCGGCCGCTGATCGCCGCGAAACCCGACGCGCCGTCGCACAAAAAAGCGCCAACCGCCACCACATGCGTCGCGCCAACGCCGAAGCCACGCTGGCCGAGATCCTGCCCGCCCGCTTCGCAGACGGTGAATCCTGGCACGTCGCCAGCCGGGGCGACATTGATGCCCTGAGCTACGTTCGCCACATCCTGGCCGGCGTGTCGCACCTTGACCACCTGTTGATGTCCACCTGGTGCATCGCCAAAAACGACCTGACTGAAATCTCGGCCTGGCTCGACGCCGGGAGAATCGAGCAGTTTGACCTATACGCCGGCGAAATCTTCCCAGGCAGCTACGGCGACGAATACGAGCAAATGCTATCCATGTGCGAAGCCTACGGAGCGCGCCTGATCGTCGCCAAAAACCACAGCAAGATCACGCTGGCCAGCAACGCCGCCGAGGCGTACTACCTGACCGTCGAATCCAGCGCAAACGTCAACACCAACCCCCGCATCGAACAAAGCACCATTCACGCCAACCGCGACCTGCACGCCTTCTACCTGGAATTTTTCGATGGCATCAAATCCATTGACAAACATTCAAAGACTCACTGAGTCGGGGCTCGCGCGCCAGCTTGGCGTATCGAGACAGGCCGTGCATGAGCTGGTGAAGCGCGGCGTGCTTTCAAAAGACAAAGACGGCCTGATCGACTTCGAGCTGGCAAAACATGCCCTGATGAACCGCGTGCGCCCAAGCGGAAAAACCGCAGCATTTCTGCAAGATCCAGCCACGCCAGCCGCCACCCAAACACCAGAAACCGCGACAGAGCCAGAAATCACCAGCTACCACGTCGCCAAAACCCTGCGAGAAGCCGCTGAAGCGCAGATCGCCCGCCTGAAACTGGCCGAAATGCAGGGCGACGTCATCCAAGTCTCCGCGGTGCGCGCCACCTGGGCCGCCCGCATCGCCTCCGCCCGCGACGCCCTGCTGCAGATCCCCTCGCGCCTGGCCCCCGTGCTGGCCGCAGAGACCGACCTGGCCGCCGTCACCCTGCTGCTGGAGGATGAAATCCGCCAGGCCCTGGCCGAACTGAGCCGCGAAGAGCCGGCCCGCACCACCGCCTGACGATCCACACCATGGGCGCCCACGACCTCCCAGCCGACTTTGCCCGCGCCGATGCCATGGCCGCGGCCATGTTCGCCGAGTTCTTCCGCCCGCCCGCCGACCAGACTGTCAGCCAATGGGCCGACGCCAACCGCATGCTGTCGGGCAAATCCTCCAGCGAGCCCGGCCCCTGGCGCACCGACCGCACGCCCTACCTGCGCCAGATCATGGACGACCTCAGCGCCCGCAGCACCGTGCAAGAGGTTGTCGTGATGTTCGCCGCGCAGCTTGGAAAGTCAGAGACCGGCAACAACTGGCTGGGCTACATCATCGACAACGAGCCCGGCCCCGTCATGTGCGTGCAGCCCACCACCGACATGGCCAAGCGATTCAGCCGCCAGCGCATCGCCCCCATGCTCGAAGAAACGCCCGCCCTGCGCCGCAAGGTGCGCGAAAACCGCAGTAGGGACGACGCCAACACCACCCTGATGAAAGACTTTGCCGGCGGCGTGCTGGTTGTGTCCGGTGCCAACAGCGCCGCCAGCCTGCGCTCCATGCCCGTGCGGTATCTGTTCCTGGACGAGACCGACGCTTACCCGCAAGACGTGGACGGCGAAGGCTCCCCCATCGTCCTAGCCGAAAAGCGCACCAGCACCTTTGCGCGGCGCAAGGTGCTGAAGACCAGCACGCCCACCATCAAGCACTTCAGCCAGATCGAGTCCAGCTACCTGCAAAGCAACGCCTGCGTCTACCATGTGCCCTGCCCACACTGCGGCGAATACCAGCCGCTGGAGATGGGCACCAAGGCCCCGCACGGCCTGCGCTGGGACAAAGACGAATCCGACCACTACGTGCCAGGCACCGTGCGCTACGTCTGCGCGCACAACGGCTGCGAAATCCTGGAGCACCACAAACCCGCCATGCTGGCCGGTGGCCGCTGGGTGCCCACCCGCACCAGCCAGCGCCCCGGCGTGCTCACCGGCTACCACCTGAATGCGCTCTATGCACCGTTAGGCTGGGTCACCTGGTCCGACATCGTTCACCAGTTCACCGAGGCCGTGCAAGCCACCCGCCAGGGCGACAACAGCCGCCTGAAGACCTTCACCAACACCGTGCTGGCCGAGACCTGGGAGGTTAAAGGCGAGGGCGGTGACGCCGCCGCCCTGGCCGCAAGGGCCGAGGACTACTTGCTGGGCACCGTGCCGCGCGGCGGCCTGATGCTGACCCAAGGCGTCGACGTGCAGCCCGACCGCCTGGAGGCCCGCGTCTGGGCCTGGGGCCGCGGCGAAGAATCCTGGCTCGTGGCCCGCCACATCATCTACGGCGACCCCAACCTCGACGAAGGCACCACCGGCAGCCCGTGGACGCGCCTCACCGAAATCCGCCGCACCCCCATCGTCCACGCCAGCGGCGCCCAGATGCTGATCGAGGCCACCGCCATCGACACCGGCGGCCACAACACCAACGCCGTCTACGCCTACTGCCGCAACCACGCCCACGCCCAGGTGCTGGCCGTCAAAGGCGCCAGCACCTACGGCCGCCCGGTGATCGGCAAGCCCAGCCTCATCGACGTGAGCTGGCGCGGCAAGACCGTGCCGCGCAGCCTCAAGCTCTGGAGCATCGGCACCGACACCGCCAAGCACCTGCTGTACGGCCGCATGCGCATCACGCAAGTCGGACCCGGCTATATCCACCTGCCCAAGAGCCTGGTGCAGACGGACGAATTCGACCAGATGACCGCCGCGCGCCTGATGCCCGTGGTGGTGCAAGGCAAACAATCCCTACGCTGGATCACCCCCGGCGGCAAGCGCGAAGAAGCCGGCGACTGCCAGGTCTACGCCTACGCCGCCGCCTGCTACCTCGGCATCCAGACCTACCGCGACCCCGGCTGGGACCGCCGCGAGGCCAAATACGCGCCGCGCGAGCCCGACCTGTTCAGCCAGCCCGCGCAAAACCCCGAGAAACCCGACGATCCCCAGCGCCAGCCGGTCACCGACAGCCATAAAAAACGGAGTGATACCCAGCCCGACGCCGCGCCTGCACCCAAGGCCGCGCGCCCCTTCAGCCGAGATTGGTAAACCCCTTGCACGCCACCCCCATGCCCAAGCCGCCCGCCGCCAAGCCGCCAGCCCTGCAAGACCTGATCGCCGCCGAGCCCGACCTGGTCGACCGCATCTTCGACTACCTGCTGGCCGAATTCCCGCAGATCGCCGGCCTGCCACCCGACAAGATCGCCACCACCAAGGCCGCCGTTCGGGCAGAATTCAAAGGCGAAGAATGCTACATCGCCGGCCGCCCGGCCAGCGCCCGCCAGGAAATGGTTTCCAACGTTCTGGCCCTGTTCAATGGGCGCAATGCGGCAGAGGTTGCACGACGCCTGCAGATCAGCCGCCGAACCGTTTACCGCATCATCAAGCAACCCGGCGGGGTGAAGAAAGTGCCAACTTTCCGGGATTTGGCACAGTAGCAGGGATACCGTGAGCGCCTACCCACGGCACCACAGACGCACCCCCATGGCCCACACCCAGGCAGACCTCGACGCCATCAAGGCGGCCATCGCATCCGGCGAGCAATCCGTAGAGGTCGGCGGGCGCAAGGTCGTCTACCGCAGCGTCGATGAGCTGCGCAAGGCTCGCGACGACATCGCCGCCGAGCTGGGCGCCGCCGGCACCACCACCAGCAGCGTGCGCCGCGGCAGCTTTGCCGTGCGCTTCAGCACCGCTCGCGGCGACTGACAAACCCATGGCCAACCTCGCCACCACCCTGATCGACCGCTTCATCGGCGCCATCAACCCAGATGCCGGCCTGCGCCGCGTGCGCGCCCGTGCCCTGCTGGCCCGCGCCTACGAAGGCGCCAGCCAGAAAGACGGATGGCGCCCTCGCCGCGCCGGTGCATCGGCCAACACCGACCACCTCGCCGACGGCGCCATCCTGCGCACCCGTGCCCGCGCCCTGGTGCAAAACGTGCCCTACATCGCCCGCGGCCTCGAATCGCTGGTTTCCAACACCATCGGCACCGGCATCACCCCGCGCAGCCTGGCCGCCGCCGGCAACCAGATCGACGCCCTCTGGTCCGAATGGGCCAAAGTCGCCGATGCCGATGGCAAATCCGACCTCTACGGCCTGCAGGCCATGGCCTACCGGGCCATGGAGCAAGACGGCGAGGTGCTGATTCGCCTGCGCGCCCGCCGTGTGGAAGACGGCCTGCCCGTGCCCCTGCAGATCCAGGTGCTCGAAATCGACTGGCTCGACAGCGCCAAGATGGGCAGCAACGGCCCCAACACCATCATGAACGGCGTCGAGTACGACGTGCTCGGCAAAATCGTTGCCTACTGGCTGTGGGACCAACACCCAGGCGAGCTGGTCTCCGGCCGCCGCGCCAAGGCCGCCAGCTACCCCGTGCCGGCCGAGCGCGTCATCCACCTGTTCAACCCCCAGCGCCCAGGGCAGGGCCGGGGATTCACCCGCCTGGCCCCGGTCATCGCCCGCGTGCGCGATGTGCAGCTGTATGAAGATGCCGAGCTGCAGCGCAAGAACCTGGAGACCCGCCTCAGCGTGCTGGCCAGCGGAGACGCCAGCACCCTCAGCATGAGCGAAAGCGCCGACCAGGCCACCGTCAAGCAGACCGGTGAGCTGGGCACCCTGGCCAGCGGCGGCATCACCCAGGTGCCCACCGGCGTCAGCCTCACCGTCGTCGAGCCCAAGGCCGCTGGCGGGTATGTGGACTACGTCAAATACCAACTGCACCTGATCGCCGCCGGCATGGGCATCACCTACGAAATGATGACCGGCGACGTGCGCGAGGTCAACTTCAGCAGCGCCCGCGTCAGCATGCTCGAATTCCGGCGCAACGCCGAATCCGTGCAGTGGCTCACCCTGATCCCCCGCCTGTGCGAACCCATCTGGAACGCATTTGTCGACGCCGCAGCCATGGCCGGCAAGATGCGCGCCGCCGATCGCGCCGTCGACTGGGCCACCCCCAAGTGGGACTACGTCAACCCCGAGCAAGACGTCAAGGCCGACCTGGCCGAGATCAGCGGCGGCCTCACCACCATCAGCGAGAAACTGCGCAAGCGCGGCTACAAACCCGAGCTCGTGTTCCAGGAGCTGAAGTCCGACTTCGACCGCCTGCGCCAGGACGGCACGCTCGACATCATGCTGCAGATCCAGACCGGCCAGGCCCCTCCGGCCGAACCGGCCCCCGCCGCCGCCGCCCGCATGGAAACCACCCGCGCGCTCGACGCCATCCAGGCCGAATCCCGCGCCCAGCAGCACCAGCTCACCAGTTTGCTGTCCGCGGTGGAGCGCCGCGCGGCAGATCCCGCGCCGCAGCCGCCCGCCGCGCCCGTCGTCAACATCCACCAGGCGCCCATCACCCTGCACCCGGCCGAAGTGCGCGTCACCGTGCCCGAGACCACCGTCAACGTCGAAGCCGTCATGCCCACGCCCACGGTGGAGGTGCGCAACGAAATCGCCGCCCAGCCCGCGCCCGTGGTCAACGTCACCAACGAAGTGCAGCCCGCATTGGTAGAAGTCGGCGTCACCGCCACCTTGCCCGCGCGCACCAGCGAGACCGTCATCGAGCGCGATGCGCGCGGCAACATCGTACGCAGCACCAGCACCGAGCGCAACGCCTGATCCACCACCTTGTAAAGGCACCCATGTCCCTCTCCAACACCACCGAAATTGCCGCCCTGGCCATGTTCCTGCAAGGCACCGATCCGGCCTACCGCGCCGGCGCCACGCAATACCTGGCCCTGTTCACCGCAGACCCGGCGGAAGGCGCCTCGCTGGCCGCTGAAGCCGACTACACCGGCTACGCCCGTGTCGCGCTCACCAAGGCCACCGCCTGGACGGGTGGCGGCAACCCGTTCACCAACGCCGCGCTGATCCAGTTCGGCGCCTGCACCGCCGGCACCAACGCGCTGACCCACTTCGCCGTGGTCGATACCGCCTCTGGCGCTGTCTCAATGATGATCTCCGGCGCCCTGAGCGCCACGCTGAACGTGAGCGCCGGCATTCAGCCGCAGTTCGCAGCGGGCGCCCTGAGCGTATCGGCGGACTGATCCTGTGGCCGGCTTCGCCAACGCCCGCAAGCTGGCTGACGCTGAATCCGCCGGCCAGTACCTGTACGCCAGCTTCCGCAAGCAGGCCACGCAGACCACGGGCGCGGGCATCTGGTTCGACCTGAGTATGTCGCCCGGCAACCCGGCGCCCAACTATTACATCGGGTCGCCCAACGTCTTCGTGCCACTCAAGCAGAGCACCGACGGCGGGCTGCGCCACGGAGGTGGCGTGAACGCAGCCGGACAAAAGAAGTTCCTGCGCAAGCTGATGGCCATGACACCCACCGCTGCCGCGGCGCCACTGGCGTGCAAGCTGCTGGACTACATCGGCTTCTACGGCTTCATCGACGAGTCCGTGCTGGACGAGCAGGCCATGGACAACACCACCCCGCTGCCACGCCATGTGGCGGGCGCCGGCGTGCAACTGATGCCCGTCGTGGTGGCCGGGCAGACTGGCGGGCAGACCTTTACCGTCAACTACACCAACCAGGACGGTGTGGCCGGGCGCATCACGCCCGCTGTCACCATGTCCACCCAGTTCGTCAACGGCACCATCCTGCACAGCCTGGGCGCGGGCGCGGCTTATGCCAACAACGGCCCGTTCCTGCCGCTGCAGATCGGGGATTCCGGCGTGCGCTCGGTGCAGAGCGTCACGATCGGCGGCGTGGGCGATGTGGGCCTGTTCGCGCTGGTGCTGGTCAAGCCGCTGGCCACCTTCAGCCTGTTCGGCATCGATGCGGCCACCGAGGTGGACTACTTCACCGATATGGCGGCCATGCCCGAAATCGTGGACGACGCCTATCTCAACTTCATCGCGCTGCCCAACGGCACGCTCTCCGGCGCGCCCATCCATGGCGTGATCGAAACCACCTGGGGCTAAACATCATGAGCGGATTCTCAAGTCAAGACAGCATCATCAACGCCCTGAGCGTGCTCGGCCAGGGCTACCGCGCCGACTGGCAGAAAAGCACCTTCGCCACCACCGCCCACACCGCCGGCCTGTGGTACAGCCTGTTCCGCGGCGGCGGCAACCCGGCGGCTGACACCATCCTGGGCACTGGCACCAACCTGGCTTTCCAGGCGCTGACCGACGCCACAGCGGGCGCCACCGGCATCCCGCATGGCGGCAACGTGGCCGGCGGCTACAAGGTGCTGCTGAACGCTGCCGCGCAGACCGCTGCGGCCACCGTTGCGCCCTGCGTGCTGATGCTGGTCGACCTGCTCGGCTTCTACCCGATCACCAGCGTCACCACCACGGGCGATCAGGCGCTGAACAACACCGTCACCCTGCCGCGCTACACCGACGGCGCGGGGGTGCAGGCCTTCCTGACGCCATCCACCGTCATGGGCGCGGCCACCCCGAACATCCGTCTGACATACACCGACAGCGCGGGTAACGCCGGCAACCTCACCCCCGCCACCCTGCCCATCGGCAACACGGCGGCAGCCGTCACCAGCATCGTCTACAGCGGCACCGGCGCGGGCAAGTACGGACCCTTCATGCCGCTGGCCATCGGGGATGCCGGCATCCGGTCGGTGCAGCAGTTCAACCTGTCCGCCTCCTACGTTTCGGGCGTGCTGAACCTGGTTCTGTGCAAGCCGCTTCTGACGCTGCCGATCACCACGCTGGGCGTGACCGCTGAGCGCGATCTGGTCAACCAGTTCGCCTCGATGCCCAAGATTTACGACGGCGCCTGCCTGGCCTGGCTGATGCTGGCCGGTGCGGCAACCCCAGTGGCATCACCCCTGAGCGGCCATCTGGAATTTGGCTGGACCTGAAATGGCCCTGCACGGCAACCGATCCGTCCTGCACAAGTCGCCGGGTCGTTTCCTGAACGGCGGGTCGGGCATCATGCGCTCGGCCTTCAACAAGCACGGGATGCAGCGCAACGCCTTCCAGGCGTACAGCCCACTCAGCGCCACGCCCTACGGCCACCTGTCGCCCAGCGCCTGGGTGCTGCCCAAGACGGCTGGCGGGATGAGCAGCCAGAACGTCACGCGCATCGACCTGAGCGGCGCTGGCTCCATCGTCGGCGGGGTCACATCGCCGGGTAGCGCGGCGCTGGTCTTCGTCGTGGCAGACGCGGCAGGACAACTGATTTCGAGTGGCGAAGGCGCGGCCTCATTTACCTTCTCCACCAACACGCCACTGCTGACCGCTTCGCTGGGCGCCATCGGGGCAGCCGCGTTCACCCTGTCGGGTGCTGGCGCCATCGGGGCCGAAGCCAGCGCCAGCGGAGCTGCCTCCTTGGTGTTCTCGATGGCTGCAACCATCCTCCCAGCGAACGACACGCCGCCGGCCCGATCTGCAGCGGCCAGCTTCGCCATCACCGGCGCGCTCACGCCCTACGCCATCGGCTCCATGGTCGGCAGCACGGTGGACGCCAGCGTGCTCACCAGCGACGTGATCGCCGGCGCCGTGTGGTCGTCCCTCGCTTCGCAGTTCAACGACACCGGCACCATGGGCGCCAAGCTCAACAGCGCGGCCAGCGGCGGCGTGGACTACGCCAGCATGGCCGACGCCGTGCGTACCGAGCTGCAGGCCGAGCTGCTGCGCATCAGCGAGCTCGCCCAGGTGCATGGCCTGGTCGTCGGCACCGACCTGGTCGTCACCCCCACCAGCCGCACCGCCGGAAGCGTGGTGCAAACCATCACCGGCGACGGCACCACCACCACCGTCAGCCGCGCGCCATGAACCCGCTGGCCATCGCCATTCAAGGCCTGGGGTTCGACGCCGCCATGGTGGCCCTGCAAGGCATGCTGGCCCTGGTCGTGCAAGAGATCGCGCAGATGCAATCGGCCGCCGGCGGCGGCATGAAGACCCGCCGCCGCATCAAGACCGTGCCCCTGTGGCAGCCCGAACTGCCCGCCGAAGATGACGACGGCCTGCTGCTCGCGCTGGGCATCCTCAAATAGTGTCAAATTTCCTGAAAATGGCACAGGCAAAGGCGAATCATTCGCCCCATGCCTCAAACGCAGCAGACCCGATTCCTCCCCACGCAGCAGCGCGCCGCCACCATCGCGCCGTCCACCTTCAACGCCGAAACCCGCAGCGTTGAAGTCGTCTGGACCACCGGCGCCCGTGGCCGCCGATTCGACTTCTGGAGCGGGCAAGCGTATGAGGAAGAGCTGGTCGTCAGCAGCGATGCGGTGGACCTCTCCCGGCTCAACAACGGCCAGGCGCCCGTCCTCAACACCCACGACGCCTACGACCTGTCCAGCCAGATCGGTGTGGTCGATCGCGCCTGGATCGACGGCGCCGAAGGCCGCGCCACCGTGCGCCTGTCCGATCGTGACGACATCGCCGGCCTGGTGCGTGACATCGAGAGCGGCATCGTCAAGAACATCAGCGTGGGCTACAACGTCCGCAAGTACGAAATCATCAGCGCCGCCAACCGCACCGATGGCGGCACCCTGCCGCTGTACCGCGCCGTGGACTGGATGCCGGCAGAACTCAGCTTCGTCCCCATCCCCTTTGACGCCGCCACCGGCACCCGCGCCGCCACCAGCGCCGAGCGCGGCGCCGAGTGTGAATTCGTCATCCCCCAGGCCACCGCGCCTGCCGCAACCCAGCAAACGCCCACGGTGGGCGCAACCGCCGAAACCCCAACTGAAAAAGGACGCTCCATGTCTGACGAAACCCTCGCCGCAGGCGGCACCACCGCGCCGGCACAAACCACGCAACCCGCCTGCGCCGTGCAGACGCCTGCACCCACTCCGGTCGCCGACACCCGCGCCGCCGACATCGCCGACCTGTGCGCCCGCCACGGCGTGCCGCAGCTCGCCG